ACCTGCTGGGACGGGCTGCGCATTGCTTGGTCCTTGAAGGACGGAGGCGTTCGATAAAGCGTTTGCTGTAGGCGGGCCGATCAATCCAAAGACGGGCAAGCCATACGGGACTACAACCCAGGCGTTTGCCGAATGGGCTAAGGATATTGGAAAACCCGTTATTTCTGATGCCGATTTCGCTGCCATCGAGATTCTGGCAACCTCAGTCCGTAATCACACCATAGCCAACAACCTGCTGACTCACGGTGCCGCGGAACAGGTGTGCAGGGCACTGTATGTCGGTGTGGATTGCCAGTGCAGGGTGGACTGGTTCAACCCCATGGCCGGCATTGTGGACCTGAAAACCTGTGACGACCTTACCTGGTTTGAGGCTGATGCGCGGCGGTACGGGTATGCACACCAGTTGGCGTTCTACCAGTCCGTAATCTCGGCCCATCCGGAGGGGGAAAAGGAAGACGTGTACATGATTGCCGTGGAAAAAAAGGAGCCGCACCGGACCGGCGTATGGAAGGTATCCCAGGATGTTCTGGACGCGGCCCGGGGTGAAAATGAAATATCAATGGACCTGTATTTGTATTGTCGCACTGAAAACAAGTGGCCAACCGGCTACGAAACGTTGCGCGTGTTTGAAACAATCTAAGAAAGGAAAATGTATGAGCGGAATTTTTAACATGGTGCAGGATCGCACCTCCATCAGCCCCCCGAAGGGAATTATTTACGGGCCTCCCGGAATAGGGAAAACGACCTTTGGCGCCATGGCGCCTGACAGCCTGATCATTGACTGCGAGAACGGGGCGGGAACCGTGCCCTGCCATCGCACTCCGTACCTCTCCACCTGGTTGGAAATCAGTGAGTGGTTGACCGGTATGGAGAAAGAACAGCATCCGTATCGGGTTGGATGCATTGATTCCCTGGACTGGTTGCTGCGCCGGTTGGAGGAACATGTGTCCGGGTGCGGCCCCGGAGAGAAGACCCTCGACAAAACGTTGAATAAATCTCATGGCGGCTATGGGAATGGGAAACAGGTGCTTAAAAACTACCTGTATGCCGCATTGCTGCCTCAATTCAACCGTATCGTTGAAAAGGGCATTGCACTCATTCTGTTGGCACATGCCAAGCGGACCGACATCACGGACATTGACGGGGTCACCGTAGAGAAAACAACCCCGGACATTCCTGACGACTATCTGAGCGTGTTTATCGAATGGTCGGATTTTATCTGTCTCGCCCGAATGGGCGCGGACAAACAGCGGGTGCTTGTCACGGCTGACACGGACAGGGCGGTAGCCAAAAACCGTTACAGCCTGCCGCCGGTCATCCCTTTTAATTGGAATTCGTTCATCGCCGCCATAGGTGACGGCGTGAAAAAAGTTGCCTAACAAAAGAAAGGACACTCTTACAATGGCAGACCTAGGTGTAATGTTTGACGCAAAGACGATTGATCCCTCCCGCCCCCTGGAACCGCTTCCCGCGGGTAAGTACCTGGCCCAAATTACGGACAGTGAAATGAAGGACGCGAAATCGGGACTGGGCAAATACCTCAAGCTCACGTTTGAGGTTGTTGACGGTCCTTATCGCGGGCGCAAGTGCTGGGCACAACTGAACATTCTGAACCAGAACCAGACGGCCTCGGAAATTGCGCGGCGTGAATTGTCCGCCATCGCACACGCGGTGGGCGTGATGACGTTCCGGGACAGTGCAGCCTTGCATAACCTGCCCCTGGTCATCCACGTCAAGTGCAAAACACGCGAAGACACGGGCACCATACAGAACGAGGTCACCGGGTTCGAGGCCAAGGAAGCTCTGTTGGCGCCGCCGGCAGTATCCTCGGCCCAGTCCGTGGTTGACACCCCCCCCTGGCAACGGTAGTTGTATCACAACGCGGGGGTCACACTGGTGGCCCCCGCACAAGGAATCCCCATGCAGGAATTTGAATTACCCTGGCCCCCATCCATCAACCACTATTACCGGAATGTGCGCGGGCGAACCATTATCAGCCGCGAAGGCCGCGAGTACCGGGAGCGCGTTGGTTGGATTTTGCGACAGGCGCATGTCAGACAGCTCTTGAAGAACGTGCATCTCCAGGTTGAACTGTATCCCCCGGACAAGCGCCGTCGTGATATTGATAATGTGCAGAAAGCCCTATGGGATGCGCTACAGGATGGGGGCTTATACAAAGATGACAGCCAGATTAAATGCTTTGAGTGCCGGATGCGTAAGCCTATGCCCCCGGGGCTGGTCATCATAAGGGTAAAGGAATATGAATAATCTTCGCCCCTACCAACAGGCGGCAGTCGAGGCGGCATACCAATACTTGCGCACACGCAACGATAATCCGTGCATTGTTCTGCCGACCGGCACCGGTAAAAGTTATGTGATCGCCAAGATTGTATCTGATGCTGTCCAACAGTGGGGCGGGCGCGTCCTCGTCCTGGCCCACGTCAAGGAACTCCTGGAACAAAACCACGAGAAGATTATGTTACATGCGCCAGGTATTGATGTGGGCATTTATTCCGCAGGTCTAAACAGTCGGGATATCGAGAACCCGGTGATTGTAGCAGGCATCCAATCCGTGTATCAGCGAGCCTGCGAATTGGGTCCGTTTGACCTGGTTATTATTGACGAAGCGCACCTGATCCCACTTGAAGGCGAGGGTATGTACCGACAATTTTTGGCGGATGCCAAGGTCGTGAACCCGCACATGCGCGTCATCGGCTTAACCGCCACACCGTATCGGTTGCGCGGCGGCGAAATATGCGCACCGGAAAATATACTGAATGACATATGTTATGAAGCGGGCCTGAAAGAAATGATCCACCAAGGGTATCTCTGCACCCTGAAATCAAAGAGCGGCAAGGCGAAAGCGGACCTGTCTAATGTACACATCCGCGCCGGCGAATTTTTGCCGGTTGAGATGGCAGAAGCGTTCGACAAGAAGAATCTGGTCAGGTCAGCCTGCCAGGAAATTGCTGAATTGCCCCGGGACCGGATAAGCGTGTTGGTGTTTGCAGCCAGTGGATTGCACGCTAAACATGTGGTTGAGTGTCTAACCGAATTGGCGGGACAGGAAGTGGGACTGGTAACCGGAGATACTCCAGCCCTGGAACGTGCCGAAATCGTGAAACGCTTTAAGGGCGTTCCTACAGGTGATTTGCTGGAAACGCATGCGCCCCTGAAATATCTGGTCAATGTGCGTGTATTCACGACAGGGTTTGATGCGACCTGCGTGGACACTATTGTGATGCTCTTTGGCACAGCCTCAACGGGACTGTATGTGCAGGTAGTCGGGCGCGGAACACGAACACATCCGGGTAAAGAGTACTGCTTGATTTTGGACTACGGTCAAAATATCATCCGACACGGGCCGGTCGATGCCGTAACTCCACGGGGCAAACGGGCAGGGAACAATGGTGGCGAATCCCCCGTCAAGGAATGCCCGAATTGCGGATCACTCATACACGCCGCGTATCAAATCTGTCCAGATTGCGGGGCAGCACTCCCCCCTCCGGCACGGGAAATACATGGGTACAGGGCGGACGGGACACCCATCCTATCCGGGGATGTGCTTGAAAATACCTACGAGGTGACAGACGTATTTTATACGCCCCATACCAAAAAAGGCGCTAATGCGGGGACTCCTCAAACAATGCGCATCGAATATCAGGTCGGTGTCAATTTTATCTCGGAATGGGTATGCCCGGAACATACGGGCTGGGCGCGTGAACGTTTTGAAAAGTGGTGGAAGGAACGGTCCAGCGTGCCACCACCGATATCCGCCGGTGAGGCGGTTAAACTGGCAAATACAGGGGCACTAGCGACACCCGCACAAATCACGGTACGCACCGTAGCCGGGGAACCGTTCCCACGGATTATAAATTATGTGCTGGGACCCATTCCAAAAATGGCGTTGGTGGGTCAGAGCCAAGAAAAAGAAATAAGTTGGGATGAAGATGAGGAAGAAATACCGTTTTAATAAGGCTGCAAAATGGAAAACGCATTACGTCTATTGTTCCGCCCCGGCGACACGTTTGAGGTCAGGGCCTTGGGCGCCACCGTCCCCGGCTGGCGCACGCCACATACGGAGGCTGGGTATTTTAATTACGACAGCATCGAGGACGTGCCGGAAGCGATATCAGCCCTGGCTATGTACTCAGGCGTATACGCCACTATCAACCCGGTGGCCCCTGCATTGCTCGCCAGGGCAAACAAACGCCTCACAGCCGCACAGCGTGGCGCCGCAACAAGCGATGGCGACATTTTGCGGCGACAGTGGCTGTTCCTGGACGTGGACCCTGACAGGCCCTCCGGCATCTCGGCGACCCAGGCCGAAAAAGATCACGCTCACACCGTTGCTACAGGATTGCGTGACACTCTAGCCGCCCGCGGCTGGCCGGAACCCATCGAGGTGGACAGTGGTAATGGTTTCTACCTGCTGTATCGGGTAGACCTGCCCGCGGATGACGGGGGATTGGTACATCGCATACTGAAATCCTGCGCGTCCATGGCTGACACGGACACGGTGCATATTGACACCGCTGTTGCCAACGCTGCCCGGATTGCGCGTATCCCGGGCACATGGAACCGTAAGGGGGATAACCTCCCGGACAGACCCCACCGCAAAGCCGCTATTATTAACGCACCCTTCCCCCTGATCCCCGTGCCACAGGACCTGTTAGAGACCCTGGCAGGACCCAAGGTGACACCCCCGAAAAAAGTCCACACCATCAAACAGGATATTCCCGGGAATAAACCGGGAGATATCTATAACCAGCGGGGTGACCTCGCGGAACTGCTCACCAACCATGGGTGGCAACCCGTTGGTGAGACACAGGGGAACCAACTCTGGCGCCGTCCGGGGAAAGAGGGCGGAAACCACAGTGCCACATGGAATGGGGATGTGTTCTATGTGTTCAGCTCCAACGCACAGCCGTTTGAGCCAAACAGAGGCTACAGCGCATTCGGGGCATACACCCTGCTCGAACATGATGGGGATGCCCGGGCCGCGGCACAGGCCCTTGCTAGGCAGGGGTATCAATCCTATGGTGGGGCACCAATTACTATGGCGCCAGGGGTAGACCTGCAACCGTTCCTTTCACAGTTTGAGACCACCAAGCCTACGGAAGAACCGATACCGGATACTCTGCTATATCCACCTGGGTTTATGGGTGACGTGATACGGTTCAACCTGGACACAGCCCCCAAACCACAGCCCCTGCTGGCCCTGGCCGGCGCATTGGCATTACAGGCCATTCTATGCGCTCGCAAAATCAAAACAATCTACGGTACACGCCCTAATATAATGGTGTGTGGCGTCGCCCCGTCAGGCGCCGGCAAAGAACACGCCCGGTCACTCAACAGGCGCATCCTGGTAGAGTCGGGACAGGCCCACCTGCACGCAGAGGGCATTAAATCAGGGTCCGCGCTGGTCAACGCACTGGTAGTCAATCCCGCACTGCTATTCCAACTGGATGAGTTCGGGCGGTTCCTAAAGGCCACAAAAAACCCGGAAAAAAATCCCTACGCCTACGAAATAATCAGTAAACTGTTGACCCTGTACACATCATCCGGCAGCCTCTACGAAACGGACAGGTATGCAGACAAAGAAAAAGGCGGCCAGCGCATCCAGGACCCGCACGCAATCATACACGGGACCACAGTCCCCACATCTCTATATGAGGGGCTCACAGAAGAGGCCGTCACGGATGGGTTTCTGGCCCGCACCCTGATTTTTGACGTGGATGGGGTACACCCGCAACGGCGTATACTCCCGGAACGGGATATACCCGGGGACATCTTGGACAGGGCTAAATGGTGGGGCGCCTACAACCCCGGTGGCGGTAATCTGGCCCCCGAAGCCCGAACAATCAAGGTGTCCCGGGACGCTCAGGCCCTCGCCCTCGATTTTGTACGCAAAGAGGACCAGGAAATACAGTCCATGGCGGACAGTCCGTTAGCCACACTGTGGACCCGGACAGCCCAAAACGCCGATAAACTCGCCCTGCTATACGCCGTATCCGTAGACCCGGAATGCCCCGCCATTGACCTTCCCGCCGCCACCTGGGGCTATGCCCTAGCCGAATACCTCACCCGGCGCATGATTAGGCTAGTGGGCGATAACGTGAGCCAAAACAGATTTCACGGCGAGGTATTACGGGTGAGACAAATTCTGTCCCGTGCCGGCGGAAAAATGGAACGTTGGACGTTGGTTAAAAAAAGCAAAATGTGGGCACGTGAACTGGATGAAATAATCGAGCACCTCATCCAATCTCAGTCCCTGCACACGGAAGAAA